ACGGATGGATGCGACAGCAGCGACCCGCTCGCCGAACTCGCGGCATTGGAACAGCCCGAGGCTGCGGAAGGGAGTGTGTGATGTCGAGCATCAATGGAGCCGATAGGGCACACGGGCCGCCCGGCAACCATTCGCAGCAGTGGACGAGCGCCGTCGTGGAGCGGGTCATCCACGTGCGATTCAGCCGCGGCACTGGCGTGCAGGCCGACCCGCACCGCATCGTGGACGCGTGGTTCTCGCTCGACGGCGAGCTCATTGCGGAGCATGACCCGGAGGCGCGCCGATGACGCTCCGCAACTTCCCACCCGCCGACCAGTGCGCGCCCGAGGACCTCGACGCGATCGCCGACCTCGTGGTCAGCGACCCGAGCGCGTCGTGGGATCTCGCGGGGTCCCGCGAGCACATCGAGGCGCTGTGCCGACGGTACCAGGCGCTGGCGCAGGATCTGAGCGTGTCGGCGCGGACCATCGAGGAGCACGCCGCCGAGCATGCCGCGATGGCCAGCGACAGCCGGGCGCTGCAGGAGCAGATCGCCGCGATGGCCAACGATCTCGACCAAGCCCGCAACGGCTGGCAGGCCGATATCCTGCTCCGTGACGCCGCCGAGGGACGCCGCGAGGACGCCGAGACCTGCGCGATGATGTGGCAGGCTATCACGGACCGGGCACTCCAGGATGCCAAGCGGGTGCCGGCCGAGCAGCTCGTAGTGGACGCCAATCTCGACACGGCGCGCGAGCTTGTGCGCGAGCGGCGGGCCCACGAACGCACCCGGGGTGAGCTCGCGAAGGCGCTGGGCCGGCTGGAGGAGATCCAGCAGAGCGAGCGGCTCCGCGGCGCGTTCGCCGATGCCTGCCTGGGCGTGACCGGGCAGAGCATCGAGCAGGTCAACATCCAACTCGACGCCGAGATCGCAGCTCACCCCGACGCGGGGCCGCTGCACCACGCGCGCGACCAGCGCGACCACCAAGAGGACACGACCCCATGATTATCGACACTGCATCAGGATGGGCAGACCTCAGCATGTACACCGATACCCAGCTACTTGTGCATCTCGACAGCCTGCGTGAGCGCATGGCCGAGGCCGATCGGCACAGCCGCATCGTCGAGGTCCGCACGTTCGAGCTTCGGATCGCTGAGGCCACGCGCGCGCTCGCGATCATCAACCGCCGCGCGACCGAGGCGCTGGACCAGCAGCAGGACGCCCAGCCGGCGCTCACCGCAAACGAGGTGCGGCAGGTGGTAATGGGTCTGGACTTGACCAAGGAAGAACGCGAGGCAGCGAAATACATACGAGGCCAGTGCGCTTTGACGCTGGTCAAGTCCGGCACGCATCCATCGCATCGTCCTTTGTGCGAAGCCGGGATCGCGCTCGTCGACCGCCTGCTCGCCATGGAGCCGCAGCCTGCCGCCAACCCGGCGCTGCGCGAGGCGGACATCCGCGAGGCGTATGTGGCCGGGGTGGAGCGCGCGATGGGGGCGGCCTTCCTCGACCAGCGCGGTATAGACGTTGGAGCGCAGATCTTCGGGCCAACACCGGGCGATGTCGAGCGGTGGGCCGCGGAATACGCGCGCAGCAAGGCGGGTGCGTGATGGCGCTGCCGCCCAAAGTCACGACCGGCGCGCGCAAGCTGCTGGTGACCCGCGTGCAGCGCCTGGCGCGGTTGCTGCGGAGCAGGGTTATCCCGGATCCGATGCTCGCGATGTCAGCTTGGCTCGTCGGCGAGGCGGGCTGGCTGCTTGATCCGGCGCATCTCGCGGGGCATGAGCAACGCCGCCGCGAGACCCAGGCGCGCAAGACGTTCGGCGTCTGCATGTGGGAGCCAGCCTGCAACGAGGATGCGCCTCGCGGCGGTGGCTTCTGCCCGCGTCACGCCGCGCAGGCCGAGAAGCTGCTCCGCGGGCTGTTCGCGGAGCGGAAGCGCAAGAGGCGGCGGTGATCTGCGACCGCTGCGGGCTCGACAAGACGGCGACCGTGGTCCGCTCGGCCGCGATCGTCCGCGTTCACCCGGGCACCGGCAAGGAGACCACCGAGGTGCGCACGAGCCGGCTCTGCGTGGGCTGCGGCGGCGGGGATGCGCCCGAGCAGCTGCGGGCCATCGCGCAGCGCCGCGCCTCAGATTCCTGAGCCGGTTCCCTCCGGAGTGTGGCGCTGCGGATTCAGGGATGGGCTGCGCTGGTACGCTGCGACCTCGACGAGTCGCGAGGTTGCGCGCGAGCGAGGCGCCGGGCGAGATGGCACGCGGAAAGCAGTACTGATGGGCATGATGAATGACATCGAGACCAAGTGCATCCGGCTGCAGCGGCTGATCGGGCTGGACGAGACCAAGGGCGTTCGCGGCGACCTCGCGCGGGCCCGCGCCGCGGCAGCGCGCGGCTACCAGACCGCGCCCAATGGCAAGCCCATCGGCGAGGCCATCGCGTCGCTGGAGTCTGCGCTGGAGATCTACCGCGCCCGGCTCGCCGAACTCGACCAGGAGGCATAGCCGTGGCCATCCGCATCACCTACTCCGAGGCCGAGCGCGAGCTCGCCGCCGCCCAGCCCGTCAACCTCAGCACCATCACCGCCCGCCTCGCGGATTGCGCCTGGATGGTCAGCAGCCCCAGCGACTTCGAGGCGCGCATGAATCTCGCTGATGGCTGCGATGAGCTCGAGCACCGCGAGCGCACCGGCCGCTGGTCCGAGCGCGCCGACGCGAGCCCGCCGAGCTGCGTGCGCGGCGCGGTGGAGGTGGTCAACCGGCTCATCGCGGCCCGCCGACGCTGATCACCCGCGCACCGGTCGGGTGCGTGGCGGTCCGTGCGCGATCTGCTGCACCTGTCCGGACCGGAATGCACGGTGCTACTAGGGAGCAGAGTAGATCATACCCCGTGCCAGGGATCGCACCGGCACGTGGTTCTGCGGACATGGGCGGAATCAGGCGCGAAGTCGGCCCTTGACACGATTTGGTTGGCCGGCTCACAGGATCCGCGCAACCTCGCGATCGCAGGCAGACTGCCCCACCGTCCGATCTGGTCGCACGTCACGCCCCTGTGCGAGAGTGGGGCATGGGCCGAGACGTGTGCAGGACTTGCGGGCAGTCGGTCCGCGACTTCGACGAGCAGCCGGTTGGCGCGGTGACGGCGCTGCCGGCGCATGGATGCGCGTCGCCGGTCGGCGACTTCCCTTGGAACGACGGCCGACATGTCGTGACCGACGATGAGCAGCGGTGGACGCCGCTCGGCCCCGCGACCCGTTCTGATCTGGCCGAGCTCGACGCGGTGCCCGAGCCGGTGGATAGCGATGCGCCGCGCGCGCTGCACCCGCCGGGCTGCGCGCCGATCGGCCTGAGCGCGGAGACCAAGCCGTATCGGCGGCCGCGCCGCGACACGATGACCTCGTGGACCGGTGGCAATGACGGCGGCGGCCCGGCGTGATCCCCAACGGCGTCCCGCTCTCGCTCATCGAGAGCGCGACGACGCGGACATACACCGAATGGATCCTGCGTTATGGTGCGCTGCCGGCCGAGCGGCTGCGCACCGAGGTCGACGCTGCGGCGATCGAGAGCAGTAACCCGGGCTATTGCTACCTGCGCGCCGGCTGGATTCATGACCGCTGGGTCGGGACGAAGCGCTACCTATTGGCACCCGCGCTGTGACGCTTGACGCCCACGTCGCCCGCGTGCCAGCCTGACCGCATGCCCAAGACCCTGACCGTGGATGACACCGAGATCCCGACCCTGCAGCGCGCGATGCAGAAGGCCAACGCCGACCTGCCGACCCTGCCGGGGCTGGCCATGCTGACCGCGAAGGTCGCCGCGCTGAGCGACGAGCCCGCGCCCGCGCCGGCCGCGACCCCGCCCGCGACCCTGGGGAAGTGACATGGCGAAGAAGCACACCTCCAGCATCAGCGTGAGCGCGGCGACCTTCGAGCGAATCGCGGCCGCAGCGAAGAAGTACGGCTGCACCAAGGCCGACGTCGTGCGCGAGGCCTGCGCCGGCATCCTGGCAACCGAGCAGTCGGCCCCGCGGTGAAGTGGGACCAGCACAACCCTGGCGGCCACGGCAACCACGCTGGCCCGCGCGATGGCTGGATGGCCCAGTTCCTCCGCCGCGAGGCCGAGGCACAGGCCGAGATGCTGGTCCGGATCCGCCGGCGCGTGGAGAGCGATCTCGACGCCAAGCCCAATGGCGTGCCTGGCAAGGAGACGATGCGCGCGGCCCGGTTCGCGCAGGAGGGGTTCAAGATCCTCGCGACGCTGGAGCTCGAAGCCGCGAAGGTCGAGCTCCTCGCGCGACGGGTGCTCGGCAAGGCGCCCATGTCGGATGACGAGTACGCGGCGCAGCTCGCCGCGCTCGGGCGCGATGGGCTCGACGCGTTGCCGGTGGAGGAGCTGGAGGCCGCGATCGCGCGCCGGCGGGCGCTGGCGTCGGGCAAACCGTAATCCCGCTTGCATCGCTCCCCCAACCCATGCTCAGGTGAGGCATGCGCGATCAGGGTACGCGTCCACGAGAGGATCTCGGCTATAGGCTTGGCGTCGCCAAGGCCATGCGTGAGCGGGCAGCACGAGAGATGGCCGAGGCAGAGTCGCTGGAACAGGAGGTCCTACAGAAGTACCGGGACCAGATATCGCGATTGCGGCGGGCACTGGGTGATTACGGCGACTACTCTCGGCATGGCGACGCGATCCGCAGGATCCTGGGAGGCGACGAAGAATGAGCGACGACATCGGCCCCGACGGGCTCACCGCCGCCCAGCGCGCCGCCGGCTATGCCCCGCGCCGGCACAGCGTGGCGTACGGCGCGCGCAGGCAACCAGACCTCGCAACGCCGCTGACCGAGGCCGAGCTCGCGACCGGAGGCGGCTACGGCCCGGCGATCACCGATGTGGACTGCACGCCGCGCCCGCGCTACGGCGAGAGCCGCGCGAAGTTCGAGGCGCGCATGCGGTCGTACGGCGTCGACATGGAGGCACTGAACCGCGAGGTGCGCCAGCGGAACCGGGCTGCGGCGCTGAAGCAGGGCATGTGGCCCGACGGCGCGGTGTTCTACTTCACGCAGTGCGCGTGCGGCTGGTGCGGGCTGCGCGTCAACGACCCCGAGGTCGCGCGGCGCGAGTACGACGCCCACTCCTGCGTCGCCGAGGGGCTGGGCGACGCCGCGGTCGACCGCGCGCAGGCCCACGCCGGCAAGGCCACGATGCCGCCGCGCAGAACCGCCGCGGTGCTGAAGCCAGCACTCGAGCAGCCAGTCGCCGATGAGCCGGCGCTGGTGCCGAGCCGCCGCGACATCGAGGACCTCGACGAGGCGTCGCAGCGATTCGCGCTGTTGGACCTGAAGTCGTGAGCCGCAGGACCGAGAACGACGAGGCCCGCGACTTGCTCGCCGAGCTGGGCAAGCGCGGGTTCCACCTGTGCGAGCAGGTTCCGAAGGACGACGCGCACTACCTCGAAGGCGCGGACGCGAAGGAGTGGCGCCCGATCGACGACAAGCGCGCGGTCAAGGTGGTAGCGATGCTTATCCTGTCGCTGGTGGACTGATGATCCCCGCGGTCCGCCTCGGTGCCACGGTGTTCCGCCTCGGGCTGGAGCAGCTCGTGCGCTCGCCCGCGGTGGTCGCGATCAAGCCGGGCTCCGAGTGGTGCGAGCTCATGGCGCAGGCCGGCGCGCGCGACCCCGAGCGCTGGGGCGAGCCCCCATTCGCGGACCCGCGGTGGTGGCGCGAGGATCCGCGGGGCTTCGCGGTCCGCGACTTGGACCGGGCGTTCCAGCGTCACCTGAACCTGGAGCGCGTGGCGCGGAACCTGACCACCGAGCAGGTCGCCGCGCTCTGGCAGGACCCGAGTGACGAGGCAGCAGCGCTGCGCCGGGTGATGCGAGCGCCATGATGCATCCCGAATACGAGCACGCCATCGCGGATGCGCGCGAATACGCCGCCCGGAATCCCGGCTCGCGACTTGTGGAGATCGTTGCCGATCTGGGCAAGATGCTATGCCGGTGGTGTAAGAGGCCCCGCAACGAGCACCCGCCGGGTGAGACCGGCCCGCGCTGCGCGTTCGGCGGCCCGCTGGCGTTCGACCGCGAGGGCCGCGAGCGCTGGGCGACGGATGGCGGCAGGTAGTTTAGCTCACGCCCGGCGCCTGAGCGAAACCCCGCTCTCACGTCCGGATTGACACCGAGTCATGTTCGTGAGACACGTTACCGTGTGGGCGATCAGGTAACGCCGCAGACAGTGGAGCAGGCAATCGGGCGCTGGCGTCGCATGGCCACCGCGATGACCTTCCGCAACGGCTGGCCATGGAAGATGCGGATCGACATCCGCATCCCGGAGCTTGTCGATGGCATCGAGGTCCGCCTCGCGCTGCATTCGCCCTGCATCATCACTAGCGAGCCGCAGTGGGTGCACATGCACGAGGTGGTGCCGGAGCGACGAGTGCTCGGCAGTGACGAGGCCGACATCGCGCGATGCATCCGGTCGCTGCTGCTGAACCTCGTCGCCCATGAGTTCGACGAGCACCTCCTGCTCGCCGGCGAGCAGATGCGCGACCCGCATGCACGCGAGCGCGGCAAGGCAGCCGCATGACCTCCGCGCTCCCCGTCCCCTCGTCCTCGTGGGTCATCGGCGAGGGTGGTCGCGTCGCCCGGCTCTGGCCTGATCGCCGGCGCTCGAAGGCCAGCGCCGCGATGACCAGGCGACAGCGCGCCGAGGTCACCTGCAGCGCATGCGGCAAGCTCGGCCACAACGCCAAGAACCGCAAGCACCACCCCGAGGCCGCGTGACCGCCCACATCCGCCCGCCGCGCCCCGAGGACCAGCCGTACGTGGCCAAGACGTGGGCCCGCTCGGTCCTGTCCGGGCTCGCCGGCGGTCACGCTATGGCCCGGCACGGCGCGCAACGCGAGCGCCCGGTCTCGAAGGGCCAGCGCCGGCAGGACCTGCTGACCGAGATCAATCGCCGCATCGACGTCGTGCTCGACCGGCCCGACACCCGCGCGCTGGTCGCGGTGCAGCCCGGCAACGGCGGCGCCGCGCGCGACTACATCCTCGCCTGGGTGGTCTACGTCGATGCCGCGGGCGTACCGATCGTCCACTACGCGTACACGCGCGACCACGATGACAGCGGCGAGAGCCTGCGCGGACGCGGGCTGGTGCGCGCGATCTTCGCCCGCATCGGCATCGCGCGCGGCACCCCGGTCATCTGCACGAGCGATGGCCCGAGCTCGGCCGCGATGCGCGAGCACTTCCGGGCGAGCACCTACTTCCCGCTGGACCAGTTCCTGACACCGAGGAGAACATGATCAGTTGCTGTGATAACCCGCCTTGTCATCTCGACTTCGCGCACCCTGGCCCGTGCAGGGACCACAACGACCAAGAGGTGAAGCGCTACGCGCCGGCTGCCTGGGTCGTGATGGGGCTGCCCTCGCACGGAGAGAGGCACGTCCCGATCGCCGTGCGGCCGACCGAGGACGAGGCCTTCGAGGCGCTCGTGAAGCTCGCCAAGGACCGACGGCGCGCGGGGTGGAGCGCGCAGGGATGCGCGATGTTCGTCATGCCCACCGAGGAGCAAGTGGAGGTCAAGCCGTCATGAGCGAGAACCACATTCCACCAGATCCGAAGATGCTCGCGATGCTCGGGCAGGCGACCGAGATCGGCAGGCGCGAGAGCAGCATCCGTCGGCGACCACTGTATGATCGCATTCTGGTCCGGCTGCTCAAGCCCGAGGACCGGACGAAGGGCGGGCTGTTCATCCCGCCGATGGCCAGCGACAACACGCCATACCTCAAGGCCGAGGTGATGGCCGTTGGCCACGGCCGCATCACGACCTCGGGCAGCGTCGTTCCGCTGTACGTGCAGCCCGGCATGGTAGTGGAGTTCTTTCGCTCGCCGGCAAGCGGAGAACAGCTCCTGTATCCGGCGCCGGATGGCGACGACCGCGAGTGGATGTTGATCCGCGAGAGCCATGTGGCCAACGTGCTCGAGGGGCTCGACCGCGTGACCTCGATCGTCTCGGTCGACGGCGGGAACCTGGAGCTGCCATCGTGAAGGCGGACATCGGCATCAACCCCGACGGTCGGCCGTACCTCGAGATTCGCGTCGAGTCGATGACCGAGGCCACGCTGCTCAAGCACTTCGCGAAGCAGCTGGGGCTCGACATCGATGAGACCATCGGACGCCCGACGTACGCGTTCCTCACCGCCAAGGAGATCACGACCCCATGAGCAACGACCGCCCCATCACCAGCGTCCGCTTCCACAGCCCTGTCGTGCTTGGCACCCGCGAGCACGATGCCTGGTTCGAAGACAAGCCCGGATCCAGCGCGCTCGCGAACCACATCAAGGCACGTCCGGGCAACACCGAGCTAGGCGAGCAGCGCTCCTCGGTCGTCTTTGAGGTGCGGCTCGGTGGCAAGGAGGGCGACGACGATGTCGAGGTGCCGGCGTCGAATCTCAAGGAGGTGCACCGCCGGCCGCCGGAGATGAAGCAGCCGGCTGGGGGAAGGAAGTGACGACCAACCCGGTGCACCAAGGTGGACGCTGCGAAGGCCGCGCTGCTGGCCCCGGCGCCGCCGCGATACCCTCGCGCGCGCTGACCGGCCCGCGCTACACTGCCCGACTAGGAGGACCCATGGACAAGCCCCAGCGCACACCCGAAGCCGAGGACCAGATCCGCACCGCCCGCGAAATGCCAGCGAACTGGCAGAGCGGCACCGGCGCAGGCCGAGGCCCCAACGCCGCGCCAATCACCGAGCATAACCGCGACGCGGAGCGCCCCGCGCCCGCCCATCCCGGCGCGCCGAGCAAGCTCCCCGGCTATGGCGGTGGCCAGTGAAGGACGACGCGGTCAACTACACCACCCGCAAGGTGGCGACGCGTACCCCCGAGTGCCAGGCGCAGATCGACGCCGCGCATGCGATGCCCGGCGGCCCGCGCCAGGACCGCGAGGGCGCCCCGGCGATGTCACCCGAGGCGCGCGAGGCGAAGATCGAGGGCCCGATGAAGCCGACGCCGCGCGGGGGCAAGCCGTGAGCAGCCCGCTCGCCGACAGCCCGTACGCGTTCGCCCGCGAGATGGAGCGCCGGTCGCGAACCGAGCAGCCGCGCGAGATGGAGCGGGTGATGCGCGGTGGACCACGCCGCACGCCCGAGGCCCAGGCGGACATCGCTGCCGCGCGCGTGATGTCGGACGGTAGCACGTTCATCCATGACTCGATCGAGCTCGGCATCATGCCGCGCGAGGTCAAGGGATGCCCCACGCCGGGCTGCGGATTCCAGGCTGGGCACATGGACCAGCACCCCTGCGGTCAGCCCCAGGATCTCAACGCCGCGCTCTCGAACGCCGCCCTCGCCGACACGCCCGCCATGCGCGAGATGGGAGGACCAAGGGACATGCGCGCCGACCTCGCCGCCGCCATCGGCGCTCTCGATCAGATCCACAGGGCGCTGTGGCCTTATCGTGATCCGCTCGACGTCACCCTCGATGATCTCATTCATGGCGTGGTGACCCTGAAGATCGAGCGCGAGGAAGCACGACAGCATGGGGAGCGGACGCGGCTGGAATTGGAGCAGGTTCGGCATCCGGACGCCGTCGTGCTCACCGGCGCCGACGCCGCGAACTACCGAGCCCTGGTCGCCGCCGCGCGCAAGGCGCAGGCCTCCGCCGCCACCGCGCGGGCCGACGGCGCCGCGCTTCTGCAGCTGTTCCAGGCGTTCTGCGCGGGCCTCGCGCCCGGGAAGGAGTCCTGATATGTCCGTCACTGCCAAGCTCAAGCTTACCCACATCACTGACTACTGCTGGGGTCCGCCGGGGTCGAAGATCCTGAAGTTCAACGCGCAGTACGACACAAGCATCCCGGAGGATCGCCGGTTCCAGAAGGCGACGCCGAACGCAGAGGCCACGTTCAACATCGACAACCCCACCGCGATCGAGCAGTTCAAGCTCGGCGAGGACTACTATGTGACTTTCGAGCCGGCACCGAAGAAGGACGGCTGACATGCCGAGCAAAAGCCCAGCCCAGCACCGGCTGATGGAGGCCGTCGCCCATGACCCGGGCTTCGCGAAGAAGTCCGGCATCCCGCAGAGCGTCGGGACCGACTTCGTGAAGTCCGACGCCGGCCGCACGTTCGACCATGAGGCCCATCGTGCTGCCCAGAAGGCGGACGCCCGGTCGGCACCGACGATGCGGCCCGCGGGCCCGGGCGGGAAACGGCGCGCCGAGTGACCGCGCCGTATCGAGAGCCCGGCATCGTCGAGACGGACGACGCGAAGGTCGCGCGGCTGCGCCGCGAGTACGATTGCATCGCGATCGGCGCGCAGACCACGCCGGAGGCCAACGCTCGCGCGCTGGCGCGGATGCGTGAGATCGCGCGCGTGCTCGATGCCATGGGACGGTGGACGTGACCACGCACGTCGAGTTCCTGCCCAACGTGGTGACGTTCTGCGGGCTGCGCGCCGCGGACGTCCCGCCCCGTGACGCCGTCATCCTCGCGCGGGACTGGGCGCACGCGGTCGAGCGGATCCAGCTGAGCGACTGCCCGGGTTGCCTGCTCAAGATCTTCATGCTCGGCGACAGCGCGAAGATCCGCATCGCCGCGCTTGGCATGAAGGTCGACGTGCACGACGTCGCGGACGAGAACGCGCCGCTGGAGAACTGACCATGAAGGACACCACACCAGGACCGTGGCGATGGGGCGACTGGAGCGCGCACTTCGGCGATCTCGAGGACCCGCGGAAGCGCCGGACGCTCGAACGCAACGCCGCTCACCCGGGCGAGATCGCCGATGTGGTGCGCACCGAGCGCGACGGCGCGCTGTGGGTGGCCCGCATCGAGAGCCGTGAGGAGATCAAAGACGGCGACGCCGAGCTGATCCGCCACGCGCCCGAACTCCGCGACGCGCTCGCCGAGATGCTGCGCGACTTCGGCGGCAGCATGGACTCGGCGCGGTTCCGCGAGCTGCGTGCGCTGGTCGGCGATCCCGTCGAGGATTGACCCATGGATCTCGACCTGCTTCGCCTGCAGCAGGAGCGCGAGCGCCGGCTTGAGCAGCAGGCCCGGATCGAGGCCGAGCGTTCCGCCGCCGAGCAGGGCAGGATCCAGGCCGAGACCACCGCGGGCGTTGAGCGCGAGCGCGCGGAGGCCGAGGAGCGGGCCAAGGCCGAGACCTCGCGGACCCGCATCACCCAGCTCGCCGGCGCGCTGCGGGCGTTCTACCACCGCAAGCAGGCTCTGTTCTTCGCGCTATCGAAGGCCATCCTCCGCGCCACGAAGAAGACCCGGCGCAGCGGCGCCACTGCCGGGGGGTGTCGCGAGCTCGTCGCGCGCGCCATCGAGATCCCGCGGTTTCGCGCGGTCTACGCGACCACGACCCGCATCGAGGCCAAGGCGCGCGCCTGGCGCAACGACACGCAGAGCGGGCTGGTCGACGTCATCGAGCGGTACGGCGAGCGGCTCAAGGGCGCGGGCGTGCCGCGGTACAACCTCGGCTCGGTGATCGTCGAGGTCCGCGAGGGCGATCTCGCGCTCGTGTTCAGCAACGGCTCGCTGATCGAGCTGTTCGGCGCGGACGACGAGGGCGCGATCATGAAGCTCCGCGGCCTCGCGAAGCACGTCTACTGGATCGATGAGGCGCAGGACTTTTCGTGGCTGGAACGGTTCTACAAGGCCGTCGTCGTCGCCGGGATGAACGACTTCGGTGGCGAGTGCTGGCTCACCGGCACGCCCGGCCGCGACCTCGTGGGCATGTTCTACGAGGTCACCCGCGATGAGGCGGACGAGCGCCTGCCGGGCTGGGAGATCCACGAGATCACCGTGACCGACAACCCGTTCTTCGGCCGCGTCGTGTGGGAGCGGGGCGAGTGGTTCGTCGAGGACAACCTGTACGACCAGCCCGGAGCCGAGCGCTCGACGCACCCGTGGATTGGCGAGATCGCGGCCGGCGCGCACCGCTGGGGGCCGTTCGACGACGAGGGCGACGCCGACGCCGCGGCGGTCAAGGTCCGGTGGGAACGCGGCGCCGGCGCGACGATCCGGAATAACGCGTGGGCGGACGATGACCCTGACGCGCTGCGCGAGCTCAAGGGGCAGTGGGTCAAGGAGGGCGCGCGGTTCGTCTACGCGTTCCACGCCCGGCCCGAGCATGACTTGATCTACGCCCCACAGCGGCTCGCTGACGATGGCTTCCCGGATCTGAAGGCGGCGTTGCTCGACCTGCCCGGCCGCAAGCTGGAGGAGCGCGCGTACTTCCTCGCGCTCGGCGCCGACCTCGGGACACGCGCCGCGTTCGCGTTCTGCATCTGGGCCTGGTCCCTACGCGACCCGATCCTGTACGAGCTCGCCAGCTGGAAGCGCCCCGGGCTCGACTACGACGAGATGGCCGCTCACCTACATGCGGTCCGCGCCCAGGTCTCGATCTCGCTCTGGACCGCGGACGCCGGCGGCGGTGGCAAACCGGCCGTGATGGGCTGGTCGAAGAAGTGGGTCGACCGCTACAAGATCCCGATCGTGGAGGCGACCAAGCAGAACAAGCGGATCGCGCAGAACCAGTACAACAACGACATTCGCAAGGGATTGATGCTATTTAGGAAGGATTCACCCCTGCTGGTCGAGGGCCGCGGCCACCGCTGGAAGCCGCTGCGGACCGAGGATGGGAAGGAGGTGGAGGACTCGACCGCCCACGACGCGCTGGACGCGAGCCTGTATGGGCACCGCGAGAGCTACGCCCACCGCTGGCGACCCGAAGAGCCGAAGATCGTTCCAGGCAGCCCCGAATCTGATATACGTGAGGTGGCAGAACTTGAGGCCGCAAACTGTGAGCAAGATGACCTCCACGACCCGTACAGCGTCTATCGCGCTCACGGGTGACGCCGCGCAGCTGGTCGCCGCGCTGGAACGGCTCGCAGCCGGCGGCTTCGTCGTCGATGAGCTGACCGTGGGCAAGGTCTCGGTGCGCTTGCGCGGCGTCGGCGCCGAACGGTCGGAGCGCGACGATCGTCCGGCGCCGACGGGCATCTATCAGGAGCTCGGCGGCGAGATCCTCACGCAGATCGCGGCCGAGGTGGTGCCGGGCGTCGAGCTCCAGCCAGCGATCGGGCGGAGGGCCGGGTGAGCGCCATGCTGGCCACGATCGACGAGGAGACCGCTCGCAAGCTCGACGCGGACCGCAAGGCCCACGGCGCCGCGTTCTCGTGCGTCGACGCCGACGGCACAATCATGCACATCCCGGCGGAGATCCTGATGCCGTTGATCGGGCCGGAACTCGCCGCCCGCCTGAAGCGCTGCGCTCGCGAGCGCGCGTATCGGATCGCGAGGATCGCGTGAGTGCCACCTCGACGCGCGTGATCCAGCTGGGGTTCTCCGGCGACCGCGTGGGCAATCCGACTGCATCCGCCGCCTCGAACACCAACAGCCCGGCGGCGACCGCCGCCCCCATCACGCTCGCGATCGGCGACAACACGATCACGGTCCCGACGGGGGGCACGATCCCGACCGCGGTGACGATCATCAAGCCCGCGGCGAGCACCGCGACCATCAAGCTCAAGGGCGCGGGCGGCGACACCGGCGTGAAGCTGCACCCGACCGACCCCGACTCGATCTCGCTCGACCCCACGCAGGCGTCGTTCATCCTCAACGCGACGGCACAGGTCACGGGTGTCGTGCTGGTGTGGAGCTGACCATGTCGCTCAAGCTCGACGACCTATGGTGCTGGGACTGCAACCTGTCCTATGTTGTGCACGGCGTTGCTTGCCTGCGTCACACGCCCGAATCGCAGCGCGCCGCACGCGATGTGCGCATCCAGAAGGCCATTGCGGACGCGCAGCGTGATGCCGCGTCCTACGCGTTCGCGCAGCGCCAGCGAGGTCAGGCATGACCCGCATCTGCATCACCGGCGGCCCGCGGACCGGCAAGACGACGCTCGCGACCGATATGCGGGCGGTCTCGTCGTACGGCGGCTCGACTCCATTCCCGCTCCGCCACACCGACGACCTCATCCCGCTCGGCTGGTCCGAGGCGTCGCAGGCCGCGGCGCTCTGGCTGGACGAGCCCGGCCCCTGGATCATCGAGGGCGTGGCGGTCTCGCGCGCGCTGCGGAAGTGGCGCGACCAGCACCCGGGCGAGCGCCCGCCGGTGGACCGGGTGATTCGCCTGACCGAGCCGCACATCGTGCTGACCCACCAGCAAGCGGTGATGTCGAAGGGCGAAGAGACCGTGTGGAACGAGGTCGGGCCCTGGCTGTTCTATAGCGGCGTCCCGGTCGTGCAGCAGGCCGATCTCATCACCCACGCGCACCAGCACCCGCGCCTGACCGACGCGCCGTAGGCGCAAGGACGTCGCCGACCAGCGGGTCGGGCGACAGTACGACGACGGCCCCAAGGACGTCGCCGGCGACGGCCGCGGCTGGTGGCGGCTCAAGGGCGAGCCCGCGCTGAGCGCGCTCTGGCAGTGGTCCGACGTGCGCCGCGCGTACCTGCGCGGCTACCACGCGATGGACCTGATCCACGAGGCGATCTATGAGGGCCGCCCGGTCGGGCGCCGGCTCGGGACCGCCGCGATGGACTTCCTGCGCGCGCAGAGTAAGGCGAGCAGCTATCTCAACGTGCTGCAGTCGATGGTGGACACGGTGACCGCGCGCATCGGCAAGCACCGGAGCATGCCGATCATCAGCGCCGACGACGCCGAGTACAGCGAGAAGCTCTACGCGCGCCGCGCGAGCCGGGTGATCCGCCGCAAGATGGGCTCGCCGAACATCGAGCGCCAGATGCCGCTCCTCTTGCGGGACGCGGTGATCCGCGGCGACGGCTTCGCCGAGATCATCCGCATCGGCGGCGACGTCATTCCCGAGCGGTTCCCGCGCAGCGAGCTCGTGTTCGACGACGGCGAGCAACGCAGCAACGGCTGGCCGCTCACCCTCGCCCGCGTTCAGCTGGTGGACCGCGACGTCCTCGCCGCGAAGTTCCCCAAGGACCGCGAGCGCATCATGGACTGCTCGCCGGCGACGCGCGACATCTGGGCGCCCTACGACTACGACGCTCCGATCGACAAGGACCAGATCGAGCTGATCAAGGCGTGGCGCCTACCCTCGTTCCATGGCGCCGAGGACGGCTGCCACATCATCGGGATCCGCGACCAGGGCGACCCGCTCAAGCTCTGCGCGTGGACGCGACCGCGGTTCCCGCTTGCGCGCACGACGTGGACCCCGGCGCTCCGTAGCTT